TGGTGCGGAAGGATCGGCAACGATATCTGCAGCTGTAGCAAGATAAAAATCATCTTGTACTTGACTACAATTACGCCCCATGGGTTTTAAGGAACCCATCCCTCTAGATGAAACTCCCAAACGGGCTCCTTCATCAATGAGATTCTTTACAATTTTTCCGTAAGGTGTATCCATTATTTTTGCTCGACCCACGAAATTGTTCCCGTCTTCATTAAGTTCTTGTATCATGTGGGAAACTCTTTCAAGATTTACTGTAGGTCCCTCTGGATGTCCTAATTCACCAAAAGCTCTGTTTTGTTTGATGTAATTTTGATCATATCTTTTGGCTTCTTTTTGTAATATAGCTTTAGGATATAATCGGCCATTGCGATTCTTCACATTGGCTTGCATGAATACACCCTCAATGAAGTAATTCTTTCCTTGTTTATCGCTTTCGCAAATAAATTCTACATCTTCTAATTGTTCGCAAATAAGCTTCATGGTTCTCCTCTATCTATTTCCTACTACGAAATCAACAGGATGTCCTAGTTGTGAATTATGTTCGTAATGAGGTAAATTGTATCCTGATGGCTTTTTAGATAATTCTATCCAAATAGTATATGTGTCTCCCGATGACGCTCCAGCTGTAGTGAATTGTATGTCGCCAAGAACATTGCCAGTATCTCCGGCCGCATTTATTGAAATTGCAGGAAATTCTAAGTTATTTCCATTATATACACCATTTCCACTTAATCCGGCTATGAGTGTTTCTGTTACAGATCCGTCCCATTCTACATTTACTGTCATACCATTACATATCCATTGTATTTTATTAATAACAACATCGTAATCTTTTTCGGCTATACTTGCATATGTTTCTGTATGGTTTCCTGATACACCACCAACAATGGCATCTGTTGCAGATGCACTAGTTAATATAGATGTCACTACTTTATTTGTATTGTCCCATCCAACAACATCTACCGTACCTGCTCCAGCGACGAAATTTGTAACAAGATAATGTTCTGTTGCATCTGTTGTTATAACTTCACCAATTTTAAAATTTTCAGTTGAATTAGCTGAAAGTGTTATTGTATGTATAGCCCAGTTAAGTTCCGATAAATCTATTTTCTTAACAGATGCTTCACCTGTACCATCTGAAACATTTGTAAATTTATAAACGGTTCTTGTTTCTGTGTCTAATAATTTTTGACTTGTTACTAAATCAACCATTTGTTACTTCCTCGGTAGCCGGTTCTTCTGCAGTAGGATGTTCCTCAACATCTGCGATTTCATTTTTATGTAAAAAGGAATTTGCAATTTCTCTTTTCTTGTCTTCGAATGCTACCATAACTTTTTGTTGTAGTGCATCATTAATTGCGGTCTTCACTTGTGCAGCATCACCCTTAAAGGCATATGATACCACATTGTCAATGGCAGTTGCATCGGACATATATTCTCCTATTAAATCTCTATTATATTTATACTATTTATAAATTTTAACCACTTATTACTTTTAAATCTGGTTTTCCCTCTGATGGATCAAATTCTGACCATTGATCCTGAGGTTCTTCACCTTCGGCTGGTTGACCCTCCGCCTTCTCTTGTTCAATTTGTTCTTTAATTTCATCTATTTCCTCTTGTGTCAACTTGAGTATATTCTTATTTATATACTCTTTGGAGAAGAATTTACCAACAACATCTTCTCTATAACCCATGTCCTGAACTAATATACCTAGTCTTTCTTTCATCATTTGGGAATCTTTTAATTCCATAAAATGTGAATCAGACTGCCATTCGTATATTATTTCATCTTTTATGAGTTTCCAATCAGTTGATGCAATTACACCTTTAAGTAATAATTGCTTCTCAATGAGATCATTGAACAACATTTGAAATCTATTTCTTAATCTTTCAATAAAACGAGTAAATTTAACTTCATCCCTTGAAATTTCCTCTGCTCTTCCTAGTATAAAACCTGAGTCTTGTTCTAACCGTGAAGGGGGAACATTAAGTGCTTTATATAATTTTGTCTTGAAGTACTCAACATCTGCCAATTCACCTAGGTTCTCCCCTCCAGGCAATGTTGAAATTTCTGTGCCTCTTCCACCTTCTCTTCGTGGAAGCCAGTAATCCTCTAACATACTCATATGTTTACGATCATCTTTAATCTCACCCGATTGTGAATCATATACAAGTTTGTTCTTGTATTTGTTCATGATATCACGTAAATATTGTTCGGCTTTGACTTTTGGTAAATTACCAACATCAATATAAAAAATTCTACGTTCAGGAGCACGAGAAATACGATAAATAACAACCGCGTCTTCTATCATTCGTAATTGATTAAGAGGTTTGATTGCTTTATGTAAATGACCTAATACCAACTTCCTCTCAGGATCTAATATTCCGGAATGTATATAAGAAACTGAGTCAGCTGATATTTGTATTGTTTGTCCACCTGCTTGATTTGTAATTCCATACTCATTAAATAAGTAATATTCCTGAAAACCACTAGTATCGAGTTGAACGCCATCTGGGCCGTTCTTTATTCTGGGTTGTCGAATCTTTTTTATCTTTAGGGGATCAATAGGGCGTAGTTCTAATATACCACGTTTAGGATTTCTATCATCAATGATAACATGAAAATACATCCTACCATCGACATACCACTTTTTAAGTAATTCGTATCCGATTTTTCTAAAATCAAGTAAACGAACCAATTCTTTAAATTCGGTTTTAATACTTTCTTTTATATTATCAGATAGATTAGATTTTTCTAGACTTATACTAATAGGAGATTCTTCTCTATTAACAACGACCGTCTCATTAATAATATCATCTATTGCTTGATCACATTCAGGAAACGATGCCATTTCCCTATATTTCTTGATCAACTCTAATTCATTTTTTGCGAACCCCTCAAGGTCTACATATGTTCCATATGCACTCCCTGTGGGGCCGACTTCAATCGCACCGTCTTCTGGTTCAGGCAGAGCAAAAGCTTTCTTCCTTTTCTCGTCCTTATCAACTCTTCCTATAGAAAATCCAAATAATTCAATAGCCATACATTTTTTCCTATGTTAATTTTGTACTAACGACCCATTAAGTCTTGGGTAGTTCTTTCTCACTTGTTTTCTAATCTTTTTTCTTTTCTGGTTTCTTCGCGACTCCTGTTGCGGATTGATCCCAATAAGAAAATTCCCATGTTACTTCAAAGGTTTGTATCTCTGAAGTTTCCCAATCAAGTGAAATCTCACCGATTGATGAGGGCCACGCGTCATAAAAGGTAACTTTATTCGTTGCGGTACCTCCAGATTTAGTAAATTGTGAAACTGTAAGCTGACCTGTATATTTTTCCGTGGTCGTCCAGCCCGTTTTCCGTATGTTTGTCTCATAATCATTTAGTTCATTCATCCACCCTAATAAGGAACTTCTTATTTGATGACTTTCATCATTGTAACACTCCGTTGTCCATTGTTGAACTTCTCTATTTCCGGGAATATTTATACTTCTTCCCATATAAGAAACGGGCGTAACCTCCACAGTAGAAATAGGAAAACTTGTAGTTTTACACATAAAATTAAAGTCCCCGGGAGATGTTACTCCTGTAGGAACGGTCACCGTTGCTTCGAATAAAGATTGTAAAGCTCCACCACTGATCATTTTATCTAAAAATGTTGTAGCTGAAAAGTCTGTTGCCATTTTTTTTCTTTCTAACGCTTCCGCGCCAATAACTGTTAAATTAAAAAAAGATGAGGAAGTTTTTTTTACAAGTACTGCCTTCGCAAGTTATCGTCTTTCCTCATCTTTATATTATTATTTATATTACTTATCCACCGGTAATTTCACTAAACTCAACACCAGAACGTACTGCTACGAATTGTAGTTGAATAAAGTTAATTGAACGTGATGGTTTTACGTAAATGTCTCCTCTAAATTCATTACGATCAATATTATCCGGAGTATTATTGCTATCATCACAAATAACAGCAAAATCTTGAATTCCTTGTCTTGATTTAATACCTCTCAAGAAAGGTTCTACAGTAGCAGTAAATCTTGAACGTGTAAATTCATCGTTGAATTCGAATAAAAAGGATTTTGCCATATTAGCAATAGATTTTTCCAAAAGGATAAACAATCTACGTACATTAATTCTATCAAATGCACTCGGTTTTGCTAATAGAGTTTTATCACCAAAGAGTAATATTCCTTGACCCGGCATTCCAACTACAGGATTGATACCTTTCTTGTAAAGACCGTCTCTCTCGGTTTTATTTGGATTAAAAGGTAATTTGATTGCATTACGAATATTACCTCGTACTGATCCAGCTGGCGACCAAAATGGATCGCGAGTGTCGTCAGTAAATGCACAACATCCTGCTATATCACCATTCAATGGAATATAACGATAAACATCATTGTACTTGTCGTACATATATTTCCATCCAGAATCCATGACTGCATAAGAAGAACTAGGCATTGAATCCCTATGTCCTCTTACATCTGTGAGTTCTGATCCCGCATTATT